CCAGTAACCTCAACAACTTTCTTAGAAATTTGTGTTTGGTTAGTTAGACGAGTAGTCGCAGTAGTTGCAGCTGTACCAGCAGCAGCTCCTTCAACATGGTAGTTATTAATTACAGCAGCAGCGAGTGCGTCTGTTTGCCACTCAAATAGAGTGTTAGATACTGAACCTTTACCAGCAATACTGGATAGGAACGGAGTATCCGTTGGTGAAATATCATAGATGACATCTGACAAATCCTCACGGATTGCAGTTGCATCGTATGTCTTAAATTGTGTAGGCATTACCTATCTCCTTAAAGCATATCATAAAAGACAGAAGCAGCATCTTGTTGTTTGCCTGACTTCTGTAACCTTGTACGCTTTTTCTTAATAGCTTCAGTGGCTGCATCTTCTTTTGAGTTTCCTCTTCCGGACTTCTGAACTTTAGGAACTTTCTTTACTGCTTTCTTCTTTGGAGCTACCTTCTTTGTTAGCTTATCATACTCCATAGCTTTCTTAATTACTAAGACACTACGATGGTCTGCTAACTGGTCAATCTCTTCTGGTCGAAAACCTACTGTGGCAGCATATTCTCTAATATCTTTTTTAATATTAGATTCTTTATTCTCCCACTCTGGTAAAGCCTCAACGAGCCTAGCATACTCTGCTCTTACGAACTCTGCTTTAGCAGTTTGCTGCTGTTGCATTTGTTCTTGTTGAACATATTGTTGTTGCTGTGCTACGCTTTGCACTTTTTCTTGTGCATCCCTAAACTCTTCTTTTTTAATCATGTAAGCATAAGGGTCTTCTGTTTTTAAAGACTCCCAGTCTACACTATTAAACTCATTTAGCTTGGCCGATTGTTGCTCTTGCAACATCTGTAAACCATTTGCGTACATTTGCCTCTCTTGCTCTAACTGCATACGCTCAGAATGAATTGCCTCTGTTTCTTTGCGTTGCTCTGCTAATGCTTGAGACTTACGAGTATAGTCAGCTTGCCTTTGGTATCCGTTCTTAAGTTCATCAATACCAACCTCAATTTCTTCTCCATCTACCTTAATGGTATACTTCAAATCTTCTTCAGCTACTACATCAAACTCTTCTTCTTCTTCGGCTACCTCTTCTTCAGTTTCTTCTTCAGCTTGTCCTTCTTCTTCGGGGGCTTCTTCTTCTACCTCTTCAGCTTCCTCTGTTTCCTCTACCACTTCCTCGTCAACAGGGGTATCGGCTACCTCGCTTGTGGCTTGCTCTTCTGAGTCCCACATACTAAGGATTTTATTACTTGCTTCAGCAGTTGTACCTGCATCTGCTCTATTATTATTTACAACTTCTTGGGTGTTCTCTGCAGAATCCATTGGTTACTCCTCACGCTTAATTAAAAAATTCTTGCTCCTTCTCAGCAAGTGTGCCTGTTTCAAGCACTGACTGTATGTGCTGATGCACTAAGTCTAATGCTTTGATTGTTATATACAATCTATCTCTTTCCACTTCCTCGGCTACTCTGGTATTTAAGAGATGTTCTATTAACGCTTCTCTTACTGTGGATAGAGCCTCTACATATAGAGGATGTTCTAAAATCTGTTTAGCTTGGTCTGCCCTTGCTATTTCTTCTCCCTTCTTCCCCATACTAGTTTCCTATTTTAACAGCTCGTTCTTGTTCTCTTTCTAGTTCAAGCTCTTGTTGTTTAAGTGCAAGCTCTGCTTTCTTAATTTCAAGTTCTTGTGCTTTAATTTGCATATCAACACTAGCTTCTTGAGACTTAAGTTCTATATTCTGATTTGCTGTCTGTGCATCAAGCTGCATTTCTTGTTGTTTAAGCTGTGCTTCTTGTTGCATCTTTTGTACTTTAACTTGTAGTTCTTGTTGCTTAAGTTGTGCTTCCTGCATCTTAGCCTGCTCTTCTGGGCTTGGGCCTTGCTTCTGTTGCACATCTTGGTCTCCCGGGTCTGTAATAAAGTCATCTACATTTTTCATGCCCATGGCTTTTATTTGCTCGGCTACTAGATTATATACATTCTTAGGTTTAAGTAACATACCTGCTGCTGGGTGCTGTGCAATCATTTGTATTGTTTGCGACAATCTACCTAAATGCATAAGGTTCATATCTTTATTTCCAAAACCTAAACCAACTTGTGCAGTACAGTCCATCTTAGTTTTCCACTCATGTGGGTATAAGGTAGTCCATTCATTGTTTAATCTTACAAGTTTTTCTGGCTTTTCAAATTTCTGTACTAACATATATACAGATTGTGCTAGGTCTTTCATGCCTGTTTCAGCAAATACTCTAGCTATTAATTCTATTTTCTGCTGTGCTGCTGTCATTACTTGACCAACACCTGTAGCAGTTTGGTGGGATTTTAGTCCACCTTCAGACAGACCCATTGAATTCTTACTAACACCAGTGCGTTCTTCTCTAATGCTATCTAAATAACCTAGCATGTTAAAAGAATTCTGGTCTAGTTGTGGTGTTCCCAGAGGGTTAACAGCACCCGGTGTGCGTACTCTTACAATACCACCCGGTCTAGAAGTCATTAGGTCATCTAAATTTACTTGACCTTCCACTACCTCGTATCGCCCATTATTTGTTAGGTACATGTTGTCTAACAAGTTACGCATTAGTGTAGTCTTAATTAGTTGAAGGTCGGAGATTAAGTCATAAATACTCAGACCATAAAACTTATGAGGCATTGGTATAGGTGTAAGGGAGGAGAAGGGAACACTATCCACAGCCTCATTATCTAACAGTTCGTCTCCAACCTTCGTTACTTTTCTTAGTTCAGCAATGCCATCGTTGTCGAAATCAACACGCATGTAACATTCTGTAACCCAAATTCCATCATCAATGTCACCTTCTGGTGAATTGTCTTGTTCGTGTGAGAATCTAGAAAGTCTTTCAGATTTATAATCTGCTTCATCATTACTAAATGCATTCTCTATTTTACTCTTAGGGTAGCCTTGTTCTATTAGTTCAGACTTGGTTCTTTTTACCCTGTGTCCTACAAAACGAGCATCCTCAATTGTCTTGGCATACTTGTTTATTAAAAATTCTTCTGGTGGTACAGCTTCTATTCTAACCTGACCATCATCATATGTTCTACTTACTACAACATCATGTGTTACTTGTTGTGGTTGCAAAGAAATAATATCTTCATCTTCATTGCTAGCAGTGTGCTCTAGTACCTCAACATTGTCTTCCATTAAGAGAGCAGTGAATTCTTCTTCTGTTAAATTCTTATACTCTTCTCTTAATGTTTCACTACTATCATCCCAGTAGTGTTTGACTATACCATTCTTTTGTAGCAGTGCATCCTTGAACCATTGGTATATAATAGAAAATCCAGGATTCTGTCTCATTATGACATGGTTTACATAATCTGTAGACTGCTTTGCCATTTGTACATCTTCTGGGCCTTGTGGTTCAAACTGTACTACCTTATCGCCAGAAGTAAATATCTTCATAAGGCTAGGCATAATCCACTCAATTACATCTGCTACATCTCTTGTGACAATTTGAGAACGACCTTCTTGCTCATTGCCATACTTTTTACCATAGTATCTGTCTAGTGCATCTGAGCGTTGTGTGGTAAGTTTACCATCTTTATACCCTAGAGCAGAACTAATCTCTTGCTCTAAGTGAGCAGATAGCTCCCTCTTTGTCATTTTTGCCATATTTTATTTACCTTTGTTAATAGGGTATTTTGTTTCTTTAGGTGGTGGTGTGGACATGCTGACTGCTTTCATTATTTCTTTAAGGTCTTTAATGTCCTGTGCCATTTCTAATATTTTATTTTCTAAAAATTTGGGATTCATTGGCATATACTTCTCCTTATACTATCCAACTTAAATCAGTCTTAGGGAGTTCCTTTCCCCAGACACTGTCATTACCTGTGAATACAACATCTGTTACGCACAAGTACCTAAATGCATCGCTAGCATGTGATGTCCAATCGTGGACTGGTCGTTGTGACCAAATCTTTTTCTTGTCATCATAACTACTTCTATACTGTAGCAACGCTTCTAATCCTTTCTTAGTGTTGTCTGCATCAAACCAACACTTGTTTAAATAAGTTCTGGTAGTGTCTATACCATCCATTACTTTTAACTTTGGTGCTACTTGAAAGTCTATGCCTAGGTCAAATGCTAGGTCTCGTCTTGACTTACCAGTAGAAAATTCTCTAACTACTATATCATGTGGTGCTATGTGTGCACCATAGTGGTATCCCTTTCTATTTAATACATCTATATAGTGTGGCAAACCCTCGTTTGAACTTTCATAATAATCTATTATATGTACTGCCTTTCCTATAAATTGACAGAACCAAATTGAAGTTGCGTCACTTACACCTAAGTCCCAGCTTGTTACTACTTGTTTAGCCGGGTCATAAGGGACTTTCCCCACTCGGTCTTCTTCATAAGCAGTTTCAATCTCTTTAGCATAATACGCACCTCTAAGTGCAGCAGACCAAGAACACTCGTATTCTTGTTCAAATTCAGTCTC